GCAATAATTGAATGCCGTGGTTGATTGAGTCAGCACCTTTAACCGCACCTATAATGTTTAGTCCATAGGTCTGTAACTCCTGAATACTTTTAGGTTCGGCACTATCTGCTACTATCATACATCGAATATCTTTCAATCGGTTGTAGATATCCCTGTTCAATAGTCCTGTTGAATAGATTAACTCATCCAAGATATATTCATCGTTATACTTATAAAGTGCGATTGCCGTTGTCGGATCGTTGGTAAAACCAAAGTCAATTCCAACTCCGAGTAATCTCGCCTCAGCAGGTAAGATATCAATTACTTTCCAATCGGGGAATATTATCCCTTGAACCAATCCTGTTTGTCCAAGTCCGTAAACCTTCCACCAATTTTCCCAATAGCTTGATGTCTTAGCCTTCTCTCTCGCCTTCTCTATTTCTTTGACAATTGCTTGGTCTAAAGCTTCATTATCTTTATAAGTAAGGATGACAAAGTCTGTCTCGGCATCTGGTAACAATTCAGAGTGAACCCAAAACTCCGAGGTAGGGTTATAATCCAAATAGATAAACTTCTTAGTACGGATGGCTAACTGATGATAAGATTCAAACGCTATGTTGTTACACTCATTCACAAAGAGTATATCTCTTCTCGCACCTCTTAACCTATCGGGTTGGTCAGCACTAAAGAACTCAATGTAAGCACCATTAGCGAATACATATTTAAGATTAGTCTTATTGAAATGGTCATCAATGAAGTTACCTGTCTCAATCATAATTTTTATAAAATCTTTCATCGCTCCTCGGCGAAGATGTGGTATTGATTCAGAGACAATAGATATCTCAGCTAACGGATGTTTAACCGCATAGTCAATTAATAAAGGAAGTATTGAATAGGTCTTGGAACTTGAAGTGCCTCCTTGAACTACCCTTACTCTTTTATTCAGTCGTGCTATCTTTGTCTGTGCCGTTGTCTTGATGAACATTTATATCTAATGAATTAAATATTGGCTTCTCGCTTACTATTGTTTCAGTTGTTTCTACATACCCACGCTTCTTACCCTTAGTCTTTAAAAAAAATATAATTGATGTAGGATTGGGCGCATCTTTGATTTCAACTATATCACCCTTGTTAGTTACTACTTGATGTCTAGCACCTTGTATTAATTGATTCAATTGAGACTCAGCAAAGTCAATAGCTATATCTACAATACTATCAACTTGCTCTTTATATTCAGGGTCTTCTCGCATCCATTCATAATGTGTCTGCCTTGCAATGTCTACAGACTTACAAGCAGTTGTCACTATCCCTAATGATTTTTCTAAGGCTTCTATCATTGCCTTTTTTGTAATGTCAGTTTTAGTAAGATTTGCCATTGCGTTTTATTATTAAACTCGGGTCTAACTTTTTCATTCTGTCAATTATAACTTGGCAATATTTTGGGTCTAGTTCCATTCCGTAACATTTGCGTTTAAGTTGGTGTGAAGCTACCATTGTTGAACCAGAACCAAGAAATAAATCTAATATTAATTCATTTTCATTTGTAGAATTATTTATTCCTCTTTCGCATATTTCTAATGGTTTTTGTGTTGGATGTTGCATTTGCAACCCTTTCATTCTATTTACTTGCCAAACTCCATTTTGCCTTTCTTTTAATTCTCTTCTTCCAATCATTCCAAATATAGCCCATTCACTATCCCCATAAGAACCTTTTAAATCTCCTAATCCTGGACCACCTTTATCCCAAACTACTACGCTTTTAATCTTGCCAATATTTTGACATACTTCTTTAAAATCATTGAAGCAATCCCATCTGCACCATATATAAAAATGCCTATTGTTTTCAAGAAATAATGGTATTAAATTTAATGCGTCTTGACCAACATTTGTATTCTCATCGTTTAATATTTGTGTATCAGTTCGCTTTTGTTTTACTTCACTTTTTTTACTATCCCAAGCATTACTTTCATAAGCCATTCCATAAGGAGGGTCTGTAAATACCATATCAGCCTTTTGTCCGTTCATTAGCTTTGCCACTTGGTCGCTATCTGTACTATCGCCACAAAGTAACCTGTGTTCGCCTATCTCAAATAAATCACCTAAAACAATATCTGTTTCAATTGTTTCGGGTACTTCAAAGTTATCTTCTTCGGCTTCTAATTCAGTGACCTCAAAGTTTGGAATATCTAAACCCCATTCAGTTAATTGCTCTGCATCCCATTCGTTGGCTAACATATTCCAATCCCACTCACCTCCACTTACATTGTCTTTGATGATAAATGCCTTTTGTTGCTCTTCTGTGAGGTCTACTATACTAACAGGGACTTCTTTCAACCCTGCTTCAATACACGCCTTTAAACGCATATTTCCACCGAGTACAATCATATCTTTGTTCACTACGATTGGTCTAATGTCTAACATCTCTGGAAACTCTTTGATTGATGTTACTAACTTTGCAAACTTGTCATCCTTTATTAAGCGAGGATTGTTCGGGTTTGACTTTATTTCTTTTATTGATATTAATTTAGATTGTGCCATCTTGTAAATGTATTGTGTTGGTGTTCTCTACTCTTCTGTAATCGTGTTCCCAAAGTAAGTTGCAAAGTATTACCGAGTTTTTAACTACTTTCTCTTCACTCATTCTCGGGTGTAAAATATGTAGTGCTTCGTGTATCATTATTTCTAAATGCTTCTTTCCTTTTAACCTACTATCTATTCGGATAATGTTGTCTTCAGCATCTCCCCAAATCCTTTGCTTGCCTAATTTTAAATGCTCAACGATTATTTTAGTAGATTTCATAAGTGGTGCTGTCTATTCTTTTATTCTCTACTTTATAGTTTCCTTCAAGGGAAACAATTATCCTTGCAAATCCTAAGTTGTGTGATTTGTTCAATGGGTCATAGCCTGGGGCCAAGTCACATAAACATCCTGTTGAGTAACAAGTGGTCATCGTTCTGTCAAGTGGATCGGTAACAGTAAACTCCATAGTTTGGTGGCAATGTCCGATTAACATTGAACGAAGTATTTTATTATGTAAAGCTTTAGCAGGTTGAACCGATGCCTTTACTACTTTGTGTCCGTGCATCATTGGAAGTTTACCTGCCATTAATACCTGAGTCTCGGGGACAAAGGTTACTTTCTTGTCTCTAAGTCCTAACCTTGATTGAAGGGTGTAATACTCATCTTGGAATATTACTGCACACTTACTAATTAGAAAGCGTTTATACCAAGCATCGTGGTTTCCCTCCATAAAATAGATTTCACACTTTGGGAACTTCTCTTTTAAAGTGAATAGGAAATTCTCTGCCATATCAAACCAATCTCGCACATCCGTAGATGAAGGGGGAGGTGAGCCATCGTGTCGGCTAAAAGGTTCGTTATCTAATAAGTCTCCTCCGATTACTATGCAGTTAACTTCATTCACTTCTCCGTATCTTAATGCTTGACTGAGTGCTTGAACATTGTGATTAGGGAAGTGGATGTCAGATATCCAAAGAATATTACTTAAGTGGCTCGGCAACTCAACCATCAAAGGTTCTTTCTCTTTTGCAAGTGGTAAGCCATAAGGGTTGATAGCAGTAAAGTTAGTATTGTGTTCAATCTTATCCTTTATCCTTCCTTTAGGACTTGTATAGTTTCTTATTATCCTACGAGCGTGGTCAATTGAGTTATAGATAGTCGGATTGTTAGTGTACAAGTAGGCAGCGATTGACTGCTTTGATGAGTTCGGGAACTTGTTAATTGCCTTGATGGCAAGTAAACCTGAATCTTTCTTTTTTCCTGCCATTATATTGTGTTGTATAATTCGTTTACTACTTCATTCTTTCTCTTTACGATGTCGCTAAGTTCTTCGATACTTGCGTTATGATATGCGCTGACTCCCCAAAGATGTTTCACTCCATTACTTGTTAAGGTATATTCTTGTTGTTGGTTCACCCTGTTAGGCATCCATTCTATTTCAGTATCAATCTGTTTTACTTTCTTACCCATTGCATAATGCCAATAACTAAACCATTGACCAGGCTCATAACCTACTCGCTGATAATTGAACGCACATTCACCCGGTATATGAATTGAATCCATCTCTGAGTAAATAGTTCTTTGACCATAGGTAGCTAAGTATTCATCTTTGAACGCCATACCTTGATGGAATATTCCGTATGCTATTGGTTTGTAGTTCTTATCTTGTACGCCTTTGCTTTCCATTCCGTGGTATGCAAACTCTGGCTTTTGAATTGAGTTAGGGTTATACTTGAACTTTCTGTTGTAATCTTCAATCAAACTTCCTGCCTCTTTCCAATTAGATTTCTTATACATCGCACCTGCTGGGTGTAAATATTCACCACCACTTAATCTTAATCTACTACCTGCCATCTCATACCCTTCAGCAATTAAGTCGGCATAGTAGTCTAACCAATTCTCTTGTGTTGGGAATGAATCAGATTCTAAGGTTATAAAGTACTCACTTATGGTCGGGATGTGTTCTAACGCAAAGTCAAAGGCGATGCCGTGGGATTGCATTAAGTTAGTAGGGTAGTTAACTATTATAACATTGGACTCGGGTTTGATATATTCAATGCCTTCTCCGTTGCTATTGTCTACGATTACTATGTCTACTTCGTGCTTCCCCTTTAGCTTTTGTATTTGGCTAATCGTGTAGGCGGTCATCTTGCCTGTTTTGTAGTGAGGAATGATGCAACTGAATTTCATTATTGGTAGTGGATTAAATTGTTATTATCAAAGTTTTCAAACTCTTGGCAATTGTCTAAGTACTTCTGCAAGTCACCTTCTTTAAATGCCTCGTAGCGTTTACCCTTCTTAGCTAATCTGTCAGTTAAGGACTGATATCCATCCTGTGCATAGGTAACCCACCCTTGATTGGTTGCACCTCTTTCGTTTGGTTCTTCTACTAACTTGATGTACTGATTGAAGTAGACTAACTCTTTAATGTCGTTGTACACTTGTGCTTTAAACGGATCGTGTGAATCTTTCTCGGTGTCTGCCATTCTAAATAACATTGATGGGCATACGTTCTTTTCACCTCTTACCTCTTCGTGTATTCTACC